CTCCAGATATTGCGGATACGTGCTGGTCTGTGACGTATAGCGCGGTTTCTGTGTCTATTATTGCAGAGGTTCCGTAGGAGGAGTTTCCGTTATCTCGGTAAGCTACAATTGCTTTGGTGCTAGTTAGCATTGTTACTGAAATGAAGTTTGTGGTGGCAGACTCAAATACGGCAGGGGTTCCTGCGGTGATGGTGGAGCCTGAAACATCTAGGATACAAGCTGTTCCGTAGTTGGAGTTTCCGTTATCTCGGTAAGCTACAATTGCTTTGGTGCTAGTTAGCATTGTTACTGAAATGTAGAGTGTGGTGGCAGACTCAAATACAACAGGGGTTCCTGCAGTTATCGTTGAGCCTGAAACATCTAGGATACAAGCTGTTCCGTAGTTGGAGTTTCCGACATCCTGATAAGTCACAATTGCTTTAGTGCTAGTTAGCATTGTTACTGAAGTGTAGGCTGTGCTGGCAGACTCAAATACAACAGGGGTTCCAGCGGTTATCGTTGAGCCTGAAACATCTAAGATACACGCTGTTCCGTAGGCGGAGTTTCCGTTATCCCGATAAGAAACTATTGCTTTAGTGCTGGTTAGCATGGCTACTGAAATGGAGGTTGTGCTGGCAGACTCAAATACGGCAGGAGTTCCAGCGGTTATCGTTGAGCCTGAAACATCTAGGATACAAGCTGTTCCGTAGTTGGAGTTTCCGCCATCCATATAAGTCACAATTGCTTTGGTGCTAGTTAGCATTGCTACTGAAATGTATTGTGCGTTGGCAGACTCAAATACGGCAGGGGTTCCTGCAGTTATGGTAGAACCTGAAACATCTAGGATACACGCTGTTCCATAGTTGGAGTTTGCGTCATCTCGGTAAGCAACTATTGCTTTAGTGCTGGTTAGCATTGCTACTGAAATGTACTCTGTGGTGGCAGACTCAAATACAGCAGCAGTTCCAGCGGTGATGGTGGAGCCTGAAACATCTAGGATACAAGCTGTTCCGTAGTTGGAGTTTCCGTTATCCAAATAAGTCACAATTGCTTTAGTGCTGGTTAGCATTGTTACTGAAGTGTACTCTATGCTGGCAGACTCAAATACAACAGGAGTTCCAGAAATTAGGCTTTCTGTTGTTGCATTGGAAAGCTCAAAACTACCACTTGTAAACTCACCTGAATACATCTCCCAATCACCGGATGCAATAGCGTCAGTGTTTGTAAAAGTAACGGTAATCAGGCAAGTCGCAACACCAGAAGCGACAGAGATTACTCTCGCCTCGCCTGTTTCGCCTGCGCTTTTGTTTTTGATGACCTTGCCTATGTCTGTAGATGCCCACGAGCCACTACCAAGAGTAAATTCTATAGATCCGCCAGTTGTAGCCGCAGGAGTCAGTGTTACTGAATAAGCAGAGTCTACTAGCGTAAAGCCTAAGTCGTTTGTAATAACGTCCCATATAGAGTTTGTAAGGTCTGTTTGGGGTATCTCCTCGTAAATAGAAACGTGAGCCTTGGCTATAGCAGACGCGGGTGAATCTAATGTAATGCTTATCTGCTCATTATTTGCCCAGCTTGATTTGTTGGCAAAACCTAAAATTGGGTCTGCGTCGATACCCAAAACCGTTGCCCCTGTAAAGTCTTGAGTACCTGTGAAGGTGTTACTTGTAAGGGTTGCGCCACCCGTGGACGTCTGGAACATAACCCAAGAGGTTTTTGTGCCGCTTCCTATTACAGAAGTTATCGCCATTGTTAAAGTCGTGCCTGAATAGCTTGTTATGGTCCCCATCAATGCGTTGGCAGAAGGAGCCGCTGAGTCAGCTATCAAAACCGTCATACCCGCAACAAAAGACTTGCCCGCCGTGATGGTAAAGACTTTCTCACCAGTACCTATGGCAATGCTGCTTGTGCTTGTATCCTGAACTTCAGACAATGTGCCAGCCACGGCCAGATTATTAATTCCAACAATAGAAGCGTTTGCCTGTGTGCCAAATGCTGAAAGCGCCGCAACAAAGGCATCCGCTCTTGTCACGAATGTTGCAGGGGCGTCTGTTCTTTGTGGCGCCGTTGGTAGCGCGGTTATTGATGGAATAGTCATTCTACGTTAAACCCTCTAATTGAAGAAGCGTAGTCGATACAACCGGCCCGCTTATTGTATTTCTAAAATTTCTATAGTATCCGTAAACTGCTGCCTCTGAAATAGAGTCCTCTGTGATCCAAACCAAAGGCGTAGACCTATAAAGCTTTAATATCTTTTGTATCTCGCCGAATCTTCCTGTGCTTACAACTACATTTATATCTGCCGTATCTGAAAAAGCGCCTTGAATAACGGTTGTATTTCCTAGTTCGTCTGTGTTTTTGACCGAGTAATCAACTATACCGAAACTTGCGCCGTATTGCGAGTCGCCTATTACAAAAGATGCGCCCATTACAAACTCGCCAAGCTCGGCATTTGCCCCTGTATCAGTGACAGTATAAGAAAGCGTTGCCGCTGGAAAGGCCGGAAGGTCGGTAACTAAAAGCCTTTCTTTTCTGACTATTTCCTCTGTAAAATATAGATACCAATCGTTTATTCCAGAATCAGATATCATGGAAAACGTTGTGTCATATACGTCGCCATCGGTAGGGTCGTTCATTACAACCCTGATAGACGCGGCATCAACACCAAAAAAAGCACAGTTGTTTGTTATCGCGCTAGGCAGCAGGGAAGCGGTTATAGTGTTTGAGTTTACTGTTCCTTGTTGCAATACGCCGTTGAATTGGCGCCAACGGTTTGTAGAGTTTGTTCTATCCCATCCGTTATCCGTGCCAATGTTGGCTATTAGAGTTGGGTCTTTGTTTGTGTGCGCTGTGTTGCAGGTATAAATGTCATGTGTAGCAACAGCCGCGCCATCGTCAACGGTTGTGACCGTGACAATGTTTCCCACACTGTAAGCTGTTGCTGGATCCCATTCGTCAGCCGCTGGCGAAGTTTCGGCCACGTTTGTGGCTGTTAACATTGCGTCGAGTATTTTTACCGGCCTAATTAATTTCATTAAGGTGCTGTTCTCTCTTGTGGCAAGCCGTTGTTATTCCAGCGGTCAACTATGTCGAATGTTTTAATCAAATAAGTTAGTATGCTCATAAGCGCTTGACCAACCATATTATCGGTCGTTCCAGAATTATTGGCAAGAACTTCCTGCTTTGTCTGGACTCGCTCGCCTTCGTGTAATTCGGCTATGTATCCGTTATAAGGAACACGCTCAATTCCTCGCGCGTGTGAGCCGTCTGGAGTAACCAAGCCGCCCGACCTTGACAATATGCCTTCAACACTTCCATCGCCTACAATGGCGTCTATCGTTGCCTGGTCAACGCCGTTCTGTAGCCCGGCCAAAGTAACCCATCTGGAAGCGTAATTTCCTAGCTGTGTATCCATTGGCGTGCCGTCGTCTCCGCCCTCTTCGCTGGCGGTTCCAAAGAAAGCACCACGCCCTGTTCCTTTTTCGTCGTATCCAATAAAGTCAGACGCATTAAGGTTTGGCGATCCGCCGAGGGTTTCGCCAAAGACATTGGTCAAGTATGAATCGACGCCGCGAAAGGCATCTATATTTGCCGTGGCTTCTTCGCCGTTTGCGCGCCTAGTGAATCCCGTAAACTGTGCACCACTGGCAAATGCATCTATTCCAAACTCGCCCTCGTGACCCAAATTCTGTGTAAGCATTCCGGCATTACTGGACATTGTGCCGCTATCGTCTAATGCGTTGGCCAGTAATGCCGCACCACCCAATGCCCAGCCCCAGACTGGAATAGCAGAAATTCCTGCCAAAACAGCCGATCCCGCAGACGCAATCCCGGAACCAACGGCCGACGCGCCAGCGCCAATGCTTGCCAATACACCAGTTCCGCCCGCCGCCGCTGCCGTCCCTGTCGCCGCCGCTGCCGCCGTGCCTGTGGCCGCCGCTGTGCCGGTTGCCGCCGCTGCCGTGCCGCCTCCCAAAAGACTTACTGCGCTTGTTACGCCTTTTTTGATTGTATTAACAAGCGTTCCGTTTGTTATAGCCCCAAGTCCACCACCGCCAAAAATAGCTTTTGCCAAATCTGCAGCAGCAAGCTGCTCAACCATTCTCACAAAGCCTTCGACAACAGAGTCAAAGAATGATTTGAAGTTTAATTTTCCGTCGCTTAGGGTTTCATAAATAAGCGTTCCCCAGCTTCTTTGCAGGTTAACAAGCATGTTGTCCTGTATTTTTAAGGCGTTTGCTAGTCCTTCGTCTTCTGTCTTTCCTAGCGCGTCGGCCGCATTGCCTGACTCTGTAACAACGTCTTTCAAGCCAGTTGCTAGGCTATCAACCTCTTTTTTTGCTTCGCCGGTCTTTGTGTTTGTTGTTACCATTGTCCCTGACAGGGCAGAAAGGTCCGCGTCAAGGGTATTGGTATCGGCAGAAAGATCCGTGACGGCAGTCTCCAAAAGACTAAAGCCGCCCTCGTTCAATCTAACCTGTATAAGCTGGTCAGCGTATGCCGTTGTCGCGTTGTTGTTTTCTTGTATTACTGATTTTAGTGATCCTTTTCGCGCCATATCAATTGCGGCGAGTTTCATTTCTGTATCTTCCGCCGCTGTTACCCATCCGCGAACCTTGGTGATTGCTGTATCAACAAAAGCAGCCGCCTCAATAGTTGCAATCTGGATTCCTGACTTAACATTAATAAATAGCTCACTAAACCCAATGCCTATAATCTCAGATACCTTTAATCCGCTGACACCAAGATCAACAAAGTAACCAGATACGGCGGTAACAAACATATCAGCCCAACCCGCTATAGTGGTTAGTGCCAGACCAAAAGCGTCTGTGAACGGCTTTATAGCAAGCGCCATAGCCTTTACTGTTGCAATGGTAGCCTTAACTATGTTGGATAAAAAGAAAGTATAAGTATCAAAATTAGCGCCAACATGATCGACAATTGGCTCCCCAAGAGTTAGCAGGAATTCACCAATGCTTACACGGGTCGATGCAATTTTGCCCGATATGGCTGATAGCTTAAAATCCATCGTGTTGGCGATCTTTCCAAAAGCAATATCTGTCTGCCCTGTCTTGTTTTTCATATCCTCCATAATCTCGGCAAAAGATTCAGCGCTTCCGCCGGTCAGTGCCAGGATGGTATTAACGGCCTCAACGGATCCAAATAAATCGATTAGCTGTTGCTCGTTTCCGTCTGCCGCCTCGGTCATTTCTCCTAAGAATCCAGCCAAGCCCTTTGACTGTAGGGAAGCAAGATTAAACTCGATGCCCATTTCTGCCGCTGCGTCTGACGCCTTTTTTGATGGTGTTGCGATGTTAGATAACGCGGCTTTCAGGCCGTTGAATGATTGACTGGTAGAGATACCGCCCTTGGTCAATGCGGCCGTCGCGCCAAGCAATTCCTCAAACCCTACTCCAGCCGTTGCCGCTAACGCCGCAACCCCACCAATACCACTGGACAATTCGCCTATAGTAGTTTTACCGGCTCGCATAGCGACAAACATGGCATCCGATACATCTGCGGCCTGGTGAGCCTCAAGGCCAAAGGAATTGACAACGGTTGTTAGTCCATCGACCGCTGTGCCAATGTCTGTGACGCCGCCTATCGCAAGCTTGTTTGCCGTTGTCAGTATTGCTGTGGCTTCCGCAGCGTTGCCCGCTCCGGCTGATATGGCTTGATAGAATGCCTGTACCTGCGCGGTTGGAGATCCGCCAAAAGTGGCGGCAAGCGCTTTGGCTTCTGCGTTTATTCTTGGTAATTGTGAAACGTCGTCTAGCAAGGTAGAGACTTCGCCCATTGCTGCGCCGAATTCTCTGGCCTCAACAGCCATCTTTCCTAGCGCGTTGACAGCAAGCGCGGCGCTAAGAGCGGGCAAAAGAGCCTTCATCGCGCCCGTTAGCTTTCCAGCGCCAGCCGACATTCCACCAAGGTCTTTGGTTGCTGATTTAACCTGGCTGGAGTCTGCTTTTATTACTAGGTTGGCGAAATCTGTCATTAGTTTATGGGCCTTCTAAGCATTGATTTTAGACCCTCTGCGTTTTTGCCTTGATCTGCTTTTCTTGGCAGATAAGGCGCGGGCAATTGAGCGTCAGAAAACTCTCTGCAAGAGTCCGTGTAAACGTCTGTAAGCCACTTAATAGTTTCTGACTCCCATCCGCTTAACTTGATTCCTGTTCTGTTCACAAACCCGTCTATATCTGACCAGGTTATCTTGCTTGGACCAACCCGGTAGAAAAGCTCAATCAAATACTCGCAAGGGTAGATATCCGGCAGTTCAGGGAAGTCTATTTCCGCGCCCCTGACCTTTGTCTGGTCCTTGGCGCGGGTTTCGTACCATGCCCGCTGCCTTACATAAAGCTCAAGATCTAGCCTTAGCTCTTTTTTAGACTATCTCTGTTCACTCCAGCCGTTATAAGCTGCTCGGCAATTGTGTTTTTCATGCCGTAAAGCATCAAGCAATTTTCGTTTGTGCATTCCAGTGGCTCGCCTTTAAATGGCACGTTGTCTGTCCATTTAAGGGTTACGGCTGCGAGTATTTCTCTTAGGTCGCTTTCTGTGACCTCGGCTGGAACACCTCGACGCTTATACTTTGATGCGTTTCGCTCGTCGATCTTCTTTGCTGTATCTTGCCACTTGTCAGAGTCTCTGCCCTGAATAGTTATAACAATTTCTTTTTCGTCTAAGCCTTTATATGGTCGCCTATTAGTTTCGTCGATAAGAGTAACCTCGATACCTCTTGCCGCTTCCGCCGATAAATCGTATGTTCCAAAATCAATCGTGTTGCTCATAATATTAACCCTTCATTAAATTATAAAAACCAAAGCCTTTAGTTAAAAAGGCCTTGGTGCTTGTTACCGCTTTTTAGGCGGCTGCTTTGCTTACCGTATTCTTTGTTCGCTGAACTGAAAGCACTTGAGAAACAATAGCATTACCGTCTCCAGCGCCAGTGATATAAGAACCCACGATGCCTTGGAAATAATCAATGCTGCCGTCTTGGTATTCGACTTTATAAGAAAAGTCTGCATCGCTAGCCTCGGCGGTTAAAGCAATCACTTGTCCTGCGTCGCCGTCGGCACGGTTCACTGTAAAGGAGTCCATGCTCTGACTGTTGGTTCCTTTGTAATAATCAGTGGAACGCTGATTAACCGGATTGCTTGGTGTCAGCGTATGAGTGCGTCCGCCCGGCGTCCAGCTAGTAACCTGACCTATAACAGTAAAAGATAGACCGTCATAGTCTGTTGTGGTTTGTGATGCCGGTAAGGCGGCTGAAATAGATATCACACTATCGACGAATGTTTGAACTAATGCTGGCATTTTTAAGACCTCGTTATAAAAGCAATGTATTGAATAGACACGACTATTTTATACCAGCCGTTCTCGTTAAAGCCTTTTTGTCGGCTCGTTTTCGTGATTATAACAGATTGCCCAGAATATGAAACATTTGTTCCAATACTAAAAGCATCGATTATCTCTTGCGCCTTTGTCTTTGCTGCAATGGCTCCGTTGTTTACAGGATAGCGAAGTATAGCCCGAAAGATTCCGCTGGTTTCGTCCATATCGTTTATGGACAATATGTCAAGGGCGTTCTGGATCAAGAATACCTCAGCATAAGCAAGCTCTGGATCCGCCGAGAAGTCTTTGTTTTCGTATGCCGTGGGCAACCCGAATTCGCTGTGGGTTGTTAGCCATGCGGTCAAGAACGCCTGATCTATCTTTAGCTGGCTCATTTTTTAAGGCCTCTGACTATAGTGTCAACACGCGCAAGGTTCCTTGCAACCATGGCGTCCTTTTCTTCATATACTGCAGCATAGTCTAAGTTGTTTGTAAGGTAGTCAATGCCGGTTCCCTGTATATTGTTTATTACTGCGTTCTTTGCGACGTTTCCGTTTTTATCGTTTATAGGAAGGGTTCCTTTTGCGGGCCTGTTCTGTGTTGTTTGCCAGTTGCCCTTAAGCCTGCCAGTGTCCACGCGGGTATCATCAATAACCCCGGTAAAAACCTCAAGCTTGATTGCTCGGCTTGCTTCGTCAACGCTTGCGCCAACTGACTCAGCCCATTTTGAGATATCTAATGCAGACATTAAGCGCTAACCCTTACAAAATAAACCAAAGCAATTCCCGCTGGCTCTGACTTTTCTATTTCCTTGATTGTCCATTTCTTACCATCAACCGTTGGCCGGTCAGTCATTAGCGGCTCAACAGTGTTATCAAGAATTAGCTTTCTGTCGCCTTGCTCAATTCTACTGTCCTGCTTTTCTGCCGTTGTGTATTCGACAATAATGCCTTTTGGCTTGAATGTTGTTGTAGTACCAGGTGTTACAGTTCCCGTTATATTGTCAACGGACCTGCCTATATTTCTGACAACCAAAAACTCCTTACCAAACTTGTTAATAAGCTTGGCGGCTGTTTTTGCCATCTTGTTATAAAAAGCGTCTGACATAATTAACCCATTGTGATTGGAATGCCAAAGCCCGAACCCGAGCGCTGGAGTATTTGCCTTAATCGATTACTTAACGATTGGTATAAAAATGCAGGGGCGTCGCTTACTGCGTACTCTTCCTCAACCGCGCCTTCCACCTTTGAGCGTTTAACAGCCACCGAGTCTGATTGCGGCGGGTTAAAAATATCTATGCCGTTTACTTGGTCAAGCGCCAATGACATCTGGTAATCAATCGCTTGGGTTGGTATTTCTGTAGAAAGCCAGCTATAAGTTTGGAGAACTAAATCCGTTCTTGGATATGCTCCGGTTTGCTCTCTGACAGATAGAAGCCCGGCAAGCGAGCTTTCTATGCCGTTGATGAAATCGAATGCTATGACCAGTTTATTGTCCGCAAGCACATCGTCGGCCACTGTATAGCCGCGCCTTAAGGACCACGCTATGAAATCCGAGCGAGTGACGTAAGAATCCGCGTTTGCGACAATGCTGCCATCTTCTACAACTAAGGCCATTATTAGTTTGCTCCAATAAAAAAGGGCGGCATCTGCCCGCCCTCTCTAGGTTTAACTTTGTGTTTTTTGTCTTATCGCTTTGGTTTTGGTTTTGCGTTCATCTTGTAGGCTTCGGTTTCTGCCGCTTTGTATGCTTTGGTCTCGGCTGCTTGTGTCATTTCATCAGTAACAACAACGTCGGTATCTTTTAGATCAGTTTCGTTAATATCAACCATCACGCCTTCGCGCTCAATTGTAACTGTCTTTAGTGTTCCGAATGACATATTAAAACCTCCTAAAGTTAATAAAAATTCTTAGTGCATAGCCCTCGTTAAAAGGCTATGCGGCTAAAAACTCTTAGCCTAAGATTAACGCGGTATGCTCAGGCTTGATGTTTTTAACACCCCAAGCCAGTGATACTTCATAACGCACTTTGCGATAACCTAAGTACAATGCAAATTCCATTGTCAGCCCGCTGCGAGGATCGGTGATTAGCATTCGATCTGCTGCTTGGTCGCCTTCTTCCGGTAGCGCTGGCGCTCGTGAAGCAAGCACTAAAGCGTTTTCAGAGAATGCCATGTTTCTCGCGCTGCTAGCCAGGACAGTGATTGCCTTGGTTGCCTCTGACATTGCAACACGCAAGCCGGGAGCCGCCAAGGTGATTGTTCCACCGTTAGACACGTCAGTGTCGCCTGATGCTAAAACGTACTTGTTTGCATCGCCCGCAAAGGTAACAACATCGCCAGCAAGCAATGTCCCGGTTCCGGCAGATGCCAAAGTTAGAACCGTCGCACCAACAGCATAACCGGCCGCATTAGTTGTAGCGCTTGCGCCTGTACCCGCGACATGATTCTCGACGAATCCAGACTCACGCAAAGGCATACCAGCGCGATCCACTAGAATGCCCTGAGACATAATCAGGTCAGTACCGGCAGAATTCACAGCGCCTTGCTTACCTAAAAGGGTAGCGCCCGCCGTGGTATCCATAACAATGCGAGCGTTAAAATCACCGCCGTTATCTTTTAGAATTTTACGCGCAAAAGTCGCGTCTGTGTAATCGTTGATTGTGGCAAAAGGCGTAGTGCCTGGAGTACCAACGGCTCGGCTAAAGGTAGACTGCAATCCACAAAGGTCTGCTTCAATAGAGTTAGCAAGTTTGCGAATTGCTTGCGCAATCTTCTGCGCTCGAACACTTGGAAAGCCCGGTCCAGTGTTTAAGCCTTTTACTTGCTCGCCAATAAACCCAAACTCGGCCGCTTTAGACTTTGTAATGACAATATCGGTAAACCCGGAAGTCTGCCCGGTAGGTTCTGGAATTGTCATTGATGGTGTAATGTCCACCAGGTTTCCTTCCGGCTCAACGTCAACACGAATGTTTTGGCCCACGGCAGCACGATCCGCAGATGCGTTCATAGTAACCGAAGGAATCATGCCCGTTAGCTCTCTTGAAACAATGTCAAGCCCTTCGTAAATGTCCGGCACTAAGCCGGTTATAGTATTCTCTGCCATGTTAAGTATTCTCTGAAAGTTAAAAAATTGCGGATTAAGCCGCGTCGGTTAGTGTTCCGCCATCTTTTAGATAAGAGCGCTTTTCGCCCACTCCCATTCCATCAAATTGGCTTCTTGTTATCACTTTACCTTCGGCCCCGCCTCCAGCGTTGTTGGTCCCATTGCCCCCGGCCTTGGATCCAACTATTAACGGGGCATACGCCGCGTTAGTCTTAAATTCTGTGGTTAGCTCTTCGACCGTTAAGGCCGATGGCTTACCATCTACTCCCAAGACAACCGTTCTATGCTGTCCTGTTTCATCAAACTCTGTTTTTAGTCGTCTGCCAATGGCGTCTGATAAAATTCCTTGTGATCCTGCAATGCCAATGGTTGCGGCAATGCTTGTGGCTATTGATCCCGATGTTGCCGTATGTAATTGTCCGGTAACACCCTCTAGCTTTAAACCCAAAGCATCAAACTTGCTCTGCCAAGAAACATTGATTGCATCAATATCGCCTGACTTGTTGGCTGCCGCTAAATCTGCTGCCGCCTGTGTTGCTGCTGCTTTTTGAGTTGCTTCTTCGGCCGCTGTTTTTGCTGCCTTTTTTTCGCCTAGCAAATCAGAAAGGTTCTTTTTAAGACCGGCCACGTCTTCTATTTCAGGCATACCGTCAACGCTTAACGTGTAATCTTCGCCGGTTGCCTTGTATAGCGCCTTTTTTGCTTCGTCTAATGCTGCGAATTCTTCTTTGCTTACCTTATATTTCATAAACTACCCCTGGTAATTTTAGATTCATATCGCCCAGCGATACGTTAATGCGAATAATAAAACGATCAGTATACTACTGTCAACCTTTTAAACTAAACGTTCTAATTTTTCCGCCTGTGCATGAGTCACGCTTCATGGCATATTTAACGGCCTTCTTTGCGCTGCAACCAAGGTCCATGGCTGTTAGTGCATGATCGGAACCGCTTCCCCTTGCTAAAGGATTCCTTTTTCTCTCTTTTTGCCAATAATACCCTTCGTCCTTTGTTATTCCGGCAGTATAAACATCTTTGCCCATAACTATGATTGCGTGAGTGCTTATAGCGTCTGGATAACTTGGGCGCTCCCCGTTCTCGACAGCGTCTATCAATGTGTCTTCGTCCGCAGACCGGCCGCAAAAGAAATAGTAAACTCCGTTTGACTCTTTACATTTATTGCAATTATCGTCAACAATAGTTGATCCAGCGGTTTCCCTGGAGTCGTAAGCGATAAGACCGTTCTTATCCATTGCAATTGTGGTCATTAACGAATCCTTTTATATGGTTTTTTCTTACCCTTTTTCATATACCCGCCTTTTCAAATGCCGTTGGCTCTAGCTTTTTCATTTCCGCTAAAGTCAGTGGCTTAAATTGATTACTAAGATTAAGCTCGCCAAATTTCTTGGCAGACAACCCTCCCTCGTTCATTAGTTTTGCTCTTACAGGCCCAATGGCAGATTCTTGGAATCCTTTAGGCTGCTGCTTTAGCCATCCATAATAACTGTCCTTAGCGCTAATGGACTCAACACCATCCGGGCCTCTTGCGGACCTGGTTGCGCCCGCTCTTAATGATTTAAACTTATCGTCAAGTACTGCGACTATGCTGGATCTGCAATTTATATGGATTGGTGGCCGTGGGCCTTTGTCTATCTCGAATGTTTTGCCATCCATTGACCTGCAGACCTGAGAGGTCCGGCCGTCAAAAGTCGATGTCCATCTGACCTGCTTGACAATATCGCTATTTGCTCGCCAAGTTGTTTCTCTTGCCTGAACAGCCGTATGCTGCAAAGCGGTCCTGACCACGGCGTTTAGGCTGTTACCAACCCTTGCGATAATCCCGTTTTTAAATCCTTGGCTTCTTGTGCCTCGAATCGATTGCAATATCTTGCTTGTGCTTTGGCCTTCGTAATAACCCGTGCGAATAGCCAATGATATGGCGTCTATCTGCGCTGTTGTTTTGCCTTTGATAAAAGCTCCAAGCAACATACCATTATCAACTCCAGCCACGGAAAGCGGGTTTGTCATCACGGCAGAAACTAAAGCGGATGTTGTTGGAGTGTTAAAATCGGCCTTAATAACCTGATCCAGCGCCCTAACCTCAAAACCCGCCTCATACTCAGCAAGCTCTTTAGCCTGCGCCAGTATTGACGCGCCTATGTCCTTGTTAATAATTGAAAGATCGCCCTTCACAGACGCTATAAGGCGCTCTAACTTGGCCCTCTTAAAGTCTGTTATATCTTTACCGGCAAGCCTAGCTGTCACGGATTTATCCATAACCTTTAAGAATTCAAGATTCTCATTGACCGCCTGAGTCTTTAAACGCTCCAAGTGCACTTGATGGCGTGTAGCAATCTCGATTAATTCAGACGGCGTTATCATTGATCAAGATCCGGCATGTTTATGCCTTGGCCTATTTCGTCCTGATATTCTTCAATGGTTTTGTCCGGATCAATTATGTTGTGCCTTTGCTGCCATCTCAGGAAGTCGGCCGCTGGTATCGCGCCATTGATAAAGCCCGCTATAATCTCGCGTAACATGTTGGCGTCTGCTGTAGGTGAAACAAAATCCTGATTAAGCTTGTAAACCGTTTGCTTTGGGTCAGTACCCATAAACAAGGCCACCCACCCAAGAGCCTTTTCGTATGCGTCGGTCACGTTTGACACGATCAAAGACAATACAGAATGCTGCGCCAATAGCTCACCGGCAGATTGCGTTGCGGTCTTGTTGGCGCTGCCCGGCGTTATAAACATGGCTCCAAGCCCAATCATTATCTGCACCTTGTCGGCCATAGCTTCTTTGGCCAATGTGTCTGGTTCAACCTGCACAATTCCCAGCTTCTCACCAGGAGGCACGCCCATCACGGTTCTAGATCCAAAATACATATCGTTCTTTGCCATTAGGTCGATATGAGTTTGCGTGATACCAGACATCCAGACCTGAGGCTGGCCGACCTGATAAACCGCGTCCTCGTATATTGCTGAATTATTTAAATGGCCTTCATTGATGCGGCAAAGATCGTACATTGGCGCCGGGTCGATCTTTGTTGTATTGGATTCAGACCCAACAAACGCAAAAGGAATCTCTGAAAGCGTAGAGCCAGTGCTGTCAACGGGGAATATCTCTTCACCGGCAACCCACTGTTCAACGCCTTTAATCTTTAGCTTTTCCCAAGTGACCATGGAATAAACCTCTCTATCCGTCACGTACTCAAGCTTAAGTTCTAGCCTGATAGGCACGGTCTTGAAGCTAAACCCATCCTCGCCTTGTATATCTTTATTGTAAGCAAGAACAACCTTACACAGCACAATGCGCGATCCTATGCTTTTGGTTTTCCAGTTGATTATTTGCTTTGCATCGAATTTTGTTATGGTTGCTGCGATTCCCATATTTGAAAGCTGGGCAACCGATAGCTCCCCGTTGGTTTTTGGAAAGTCCGCAAGCAACCCGCTTCGGCCAATCCTTGAAATATCTCTAACAACGTCTTGGGCTTGCTGGTCTATACCAGTGCCTGCGCCGTCAACATTAGTCTTTATATAATCAAGCTGCGGCGAAACCTCTAGCTCTGGCGGCTTTGAAAACGCCTTGCCAACCAATCCACGAGAAGTATAGCCAGCAATAGCGTAAAATATTGCCCGCTTTTTAAACTGCTCGTTTCTTGCGCCATTTTCTCTGCTATTGTCCTGAATATTAAGAGCATTTATATACTGCTTAACGTCTTTAGAGTCACAAATGTTATTAACAAACTTCCACGAATCAACATTAACGTCATATTCTGGGTGCTTAAAATCAACGCCTTTTTTTGTTTCTGCCATGTTCTAAAATCCCACTTTAATATTAGTGATAATTAATTGTTCCTTGACTGTCCATTCCACATCGACCATATAACCTATCGCCGTTGTAATGTGCTGGTAATCGTTTCGCTGATCCTCTTGGAACGTTGATCCCTCTTGAAGCTGTACCGTGCTTAATCCCTTGTCGCACCATGGCGCGGTTAAAGGATTAACGAATAATGTTATCTCGCCCTCCATCGGCTTTATCTTTGCTCGGACAGCGTTTTGTCTGTCTTTTATGGCAGGATGCGACCTGGCAACCTTGTTATCGTATGTCCAGCCGTTGAGCTTTAATATTCCCTCGATTTGCGTGTAATCTGATTCGTGCCCGTGCTTTTCGCCCGCCTTTCCCGCCGGATCGCCATAAATAATAACATGCTTATTAGAATGATTAGTATATTTATCGCAAAACTCAATGGCCGATTGTCTTGATATTGCAGATATAAGCACGATTTCATCCAACAGGAAAAGCGCGTCTCCGCGTATTACTCCTATGGCGGATGATAGCGGCGTATAGTTTTGATCGTGCATCCAACACAATTGTTCATGCGGCAGGATATCTGTTGTCGTATGGTTTGCCGTGCTGTAATCCTCGTATATTCTACCGCCCGCAGTTTCAAAGCTGGCTTCAAACTCTTGCTTGAACTGTCGCTTTGACATTGTGCGACGACGCGCAGCAATAACATCGGGCGGCAATATCTCTGAGGACTTCCAGTGGTAGACCTTCCAAAGCCCGTCTTCTGGGTTTAGCTCTGAATACCTGCACATATCATAATAATGATTCAAGCCATCTGGCACACCAAGAAACCAACACCATGGTCTATAGTCTGGGCGCCTTGGATCAACAGTATCAAGCGCGGGCATGATGTTCTCATATACCGCTGTGCTCTTAACGTCGGCAATTTCATCTATGCCCCCGCCGGTCCAGTTGATGCCCTCTATTCTTTGGGGTTTGTCTAAGCCAACAACATGAATCTCAGATCCATTAGGCAGGAATATCTTTAATTCGGTTTCGCTTGGGGATTTTGGGTGTATTGCTGAAAAGGTTAATAGTTTGAGGTCGTCCCAGAATATCTTCTTAGCCTGGTCGCGCGTTGGCGCTGCTGCAAAGTATATTTCGTTTGGATGGGTTAGCGCCTCCCGAGCAAGAAATCGCTTGAATCTTTCGGTCTTGCCCGAGCGACGGCCCGCAGGAACCAAAGGAAACCGCACACCATTTGATACCGCAAGGACTAACTGCCGCTGTACCGGATGTTCAATAAGCGGATACCAGCGGTCTTGTGGTTTTGCGAGTATCTTCACACAGGAAGGTTCCCAGCCAAAGCAGCAAGAGCCGCAACCAGCTCGGCGCTTCCGTTATCTGTTTCTTTTTCCCTCCATCCTGCGCGGGTCTTCATCCAGAAAATCATAGCCGTGGTATCCCCGCCTTTTGCTTTGTTAAACAAGCTTCCACCAATCGATGCATTCGCCTTGGCCGTTGATTGGTCTAGCTCTTCCCGGTAATGCCTTCGCAGCGTTTTTGCGGTAATCCCTATGATGTCGGCCACAATATCTTGGTTTGTGCCGACCGTGGAATGCAGCGTCACAAGCTCTCTTGTTTGCTTTGTTGGCTCGTGTCTTTTTCTAGGCATCTTTTACGCTCCTTGAATTAAACGTGCCGCCATCGGATTCAAGTGTTGCATCGTTACCAGTGAACTCTTGCCACCGTTTGACTATTACGTCACAGTATTTTGGGTCAAGCTCCATAACAAAAGCCTTTCTGCCCGTCTGCTCCGCGCCGATAAGTGTTGAGCCGCTCCCCCCAAACAAATCAAGAACATTAAGGAGCTTTATATGATTTCCGAAAGCCCTAACAGATAGTTCAACAGGCTTCTGAGTAGGATGAACGTAATTAGTGTCCTTCTTCATACTCCAAAGGTCGGATTCGTTCTTAATAACTTCATCAACTTTACCGTTAAACAAGCAGAATTCATGTTGATGCCTATACCCCCTACCTAGACCGAATACGTTCTTTGCCCAAACTATGCAAGCCTTGTAATCAAGACGCCCCTGTAAAGCCCCATAGAACTTCCAGTTGCACCAAATATAGTAAACGGTAGGGTCAACTGCTTTAATTGTTTGACACACGTTATCAATAAAACGATCAAATTCGACATCACCCAAATCATCATTCTTAATGACATCATGCTTCCCGCTTCTTCCATTGAATTGAACATTATAAGGCGGGTCAGTAAACACCATGTCAGCCTTGTGGCCGTCCATTAGCTTATCAACAGCATCAATGCTCGTGGAGTCTCCACACATCAGCCTGTGGTTGCCTAAGAGCCATACGTCGCCCTCTACTGTAACCGGGTCTTCTGGAACCTCTGGGACAGAATCCTCGTCGGTAAGCCCTTCCACCTCTTCAATCTGTAATGCGCTAATTTCATCAAGCGTAAAGCCGGT